CCCCACCGAAAGGACAGACAGATGAAAACCCAAACGACCATGCCAAAGCCCGGCGACACCATCACGCTGTTCGGCGTGACCTATACGGCCAAAGAGCCGAGATACACGAACCCCGCCACGGCCATGGTGTGGGATGGTGGCCTCCAAGGCGGGGAGATCACGCAGAGCGCCAACCCCCTCGGCAATCACCCGTTTTACGCCAGCCCGGTCCATTACAAGACCATCGAGAAGGCCGCATCGGCGACTCAGGCCAAGGCTGTTCGCAATTACGAGGAGGCCAAGGCTTATATCGCTCGCTGGGAGGCGCTGCCCGCCTAACCGCCCCCACCATACCCCCCCCAAAGCCTCCGGCGCCCAGCGTACGGAGGCTAAAAGGTGCCGGAAACGGAGATCGAGATGGCACGCATTGAAGATGTTTACCCCGGCAATTGTGAGCCGCAGATTACGGGATGCGTTCTGTGGAGCGGCGCGCACGATCGACAAGGATACGGTCGAGTAAGCCCAAAGCGCGGCGTCGGTTTCCAGGCCCACCGCTTTGCGTGGAAACTAGCACACGGCGAGCCCGGTAGTTTGCACGTTCTGCACCGCTGCGACACGCCGTCATGCGTCAACGTGGATCACCTGTTTTTAGGGACGAACGCCGACAATATGGCGGACAAGGCCAAAAAAAGCAGGGCCGCAAAAACGCTTAGCCCCGATGTCGTTTTGGCTATCCGCCGCGAGCACTCTTGCGGCGTAACGCAGAAACAGTTGGCCGCCATATTCCCCGTCGGCCAGCAAACCATTTCCAAGATTGTCCGGCGGGTAACGTGGGCTCACATTTAACCCATGACCCCCTCTAACGGAGACTGAGACGATGAGCGAATGGCAACCGATAGAGACGGCTCCGAAGGATGGGCGCCGCGTGCTGACCTACAGCCCGGCAGCGCAAGACTTCGGTTACGCCTCGATTGGAACAAACTACATGCTGGACGGCGTTTGGCGAAAGTCGAACGAGAAAAATTGGCCCCCGACACACTGGATGCCGCTACCCGAGCCGCCGGTCACCGCATGACCCCCCTCCAACTCTACAACGCCCGCCACACCCTAGGCCACATGTGGGGCAAGGGCCGCCCCCTCATGGCCTCAGAGCTAGGCCGCGCCCTACGCCTAGGCGGCAAGCGCCCCGGCGATTCAATCCGTGACTACGAGCGCGGCAAGACCCCGATCAGCGGACCTATCACCGTGGCGGTTGCCATGTTCCTCAACGGATGCCTGCCGCCGGATGGAGTGCCGGAATGAGCGAGGGTTGGAGACCGTCCAAGGATTATCCCGCTGTGAGCAATCCGCCGACCGTCCGCATGGTGGAGGGCGGCTTTTATTGGGTGGAGACGGCGAAGGGATGGGTAGTGGCGCAATACGAGAACGACAAGTTTTGGGTGCCGGGCAGTAACTGGACCGCCACGCCGCTTGCGATATGTGGCCCCTTGACACCGCCCCCGAACAACACAACAAAACCCTAAAGCCCGCAGCGCGTCCGCGCCGGGCGACTTCCACACACCTCAAACGCTCAGAGGCCCCGATGCCCCTTGAAGTTGCGGCAATCGCTGTGGGCGTCGTGTCGGTAGCTGTTTCAGCCTTTGCTCTATGGCAAGCCCGCAAGGTTGAGGTTCAAGCCCAAGAGCGACTTCGCCATCTCCGTTCGCTTGTCGATCCCTTCGACCACGACGGCGACGGAAAGCCGGGTGGAAGCAAACCACGGTGACCTTCGCCGGCAAGCCTATCAGCACACTCACCGAAGCCGAGCTAGACGACGCCGAGGCGTTCTGCATCGAACACGCCCGCATTGCATCGGAAGTCTACGCCGCCAACATGCGCGCGCTTGCTGAGATAGCTTCCGCACGCGAGCGCCAAGGGGCGACGGTTAACTAGGGGCCGACATGACTGACCAAGCCCCGACGCGAGGCCGTCCAAGCAAGTACGATCCGACCTTTTGCGAGACCGCCGAACAGATCCTTTCGGAAGGCTACAGCGAAGCGGTTCTCGCTGGTGAGCTTGGCGTCTGCATCGACACCGTGACCGAATGGAAGAAGGTCCATCCAGATTTTTCCGCATCCATAAAAATCGGCCGGGCGAAAGGCGCTCGCGTTTGGGAGGATCGGCTCAAGGCCCTGGCCGAACGCAACGAGGGCAACGCGACCGGAATTATCTTCGGCCTCAAGAACCGCCAGCCTGACGCGTGGAAGGACAAGACCGAAGTGGACGCCAACGTGAAGGCGCAGGTTGATGTTGTCGAATGGGTGATTGTTGATCCTGAGACCGAGGGCGCCTAGGGCGTTCGTCCCGCTTCTCAAGCCCGCTCGATACAAAGGCGCTTGGGGCGGTCGAGGATCGGGCAAGTCACACTTCTTCGCCGAGCTTCTGGTGGCTCGTTCCGTAAGCGCCAAGACCGACGCGGTTTGTGTGCGTGAGGTTCAGAAGTCGATCCGGCAATCGGTCAAGAAGCTGATCGACGCCAAGATAGCGAGCCTCGGCGTCTCCGATCAGTTCGAGATACTGGACAACGAGATCCGATCCGCGAAGGGCGGCCTGATCGTTTTCCAGGGGATGCAGGACCACACGGCGGATTCAATCAAGTCGCTGGAGGACTTCGACGTTGCATGGGTGGAAGAGGCGCAGTCCCTTTCGACCTACAGCCTCACGCTCCTTCGCCCGACGCTTCGCAAGCCCGGCTCGGAACTTTGGTTTAGCTGGAACCCGAGGCGCAAGACCGACGCGGTGGACGTTCTCTTGCGCGGCTCATCGCCTCCGACCGGCTCAACGGTAATCCGCGCCAATTGGTCGGAGAACCCATGGTTCCCGGCGGAACTGAAACAGGAGCGGTTGGACGATTTGCGCGACCGACCGGACCAATACGACCACATCTGGGAAGGCGACTACGCCAAGGTGACCGAGGGCGCTTACTACGCGGCAAGCCTGACCGAAGCGCGGAAGGAAAACCGCATAGGCTTCGTTGCTCGCGATCCGAACATGGCGATACGGACCTTCTGGGACCTTGGCCGGCGCGACCATACGGCGATCTGGGTGGCTCAATGGGTGGGTCAGAAGATCACCCTGCTGGACTACATCGAAGGCTCAGGTCAACCGCCTAGCTACTACTTCGAGGAGCTACGCCAGCGCGGCTATCGCGGCTGCATGGTCTATTTGCCCCACGACGGCTCAAGGGTCGGACCTGAGAACCACAACGGCAAGAGCTACGAGGATCAGGCGCGGGAAGCCGGGTTCGACGTTGAGGTGATCCGCAACCAGGGGCCATCGGCGGCCATGCTTCGGATTGATGCCGGTCGGCGGTTGTTTCCCCGCATGTGGTTCAACGAAGCGACGACGGCGGACGGGCTTGAGGTGCTGGGCGCGTACCACGAACGCCGCGACGACAAGCGCGAGATTGGCCTAGGGCCTGAGCACGATTGGGCGTCACACGGCGCGGACGCCTTTGGGCTTCTGGCGGTTGCGTATGAAGAACCGCAGACGAAACGCTCGGAAGCGTTCCAACCCTTGAACACGAGCGGCGGAGGCTGGCTAGGACTATGACCGACGCCGACATCATCGCCGAATCCCAAGCCCGTTGGACGGAAGCCGAGGAAGCCGACCGCGAGAACCGCCTGCGGGCCATCGCCGACGCGCGGTTTGAGGCTGACACCGGCGATGGGGCCTGGCTTGGCACAGATGACGGCGTCTGGCCTCGGGGCGTCAAGCGTCAGCGGGAGCGGGAAGGCCGCATCTGCCTGACCATCAACAAGTCGCGCACGATCACGCGACAGGTCGCCAACGAACTGCGCCTTCAACCGCCCGCTATTAGCGTCAGCCCGGCGGAAGATGGCGACGTGCAGGTTGCGGCTGTGATCGAGGGGCTGATCCGTTCGATTGAACAGGGCTCACGGGCCAAGCGCATCTACGCCAAGGCCGGCGAGGACGCGGCGCGCGGGAACATGGGCTTCTGGCGCGTCACGACGGACTATGTGTCCGATGATAGCTTCGACCAGGAGATCAGGATCAAGCCGATCCTGAACCCGCTCTCGGTTGTCTATGACCCGGCCTCGCAAGACAGCACGCGTCGGGATGCGCGGTACTGCTTCGTCTATGAGGATATGCCCCGCTCTGAGTTTGAGGCGCGCTTCAAGGGCAAGGCGGACATTGGCTTTTACAGCGATGGCGCCGACACGTTCGCGCGTGAGTGGGTGACGACCGATACGATCCGCATTGCCGAGTATTGGTGCGTCAAGGAGACCAAAAAGAAGCTCTACCAGCTTTTGAACGGCGAGACCCGCTGGGAGGATGACCAGCGCCCCGTTCCGCCCGGCGTTGATTGGGTGACGAACCCGGATGGCTCGCCGCGAACGCGGGTCGCCGCTCGCAAGTCCATCGTCATGTATCTGGTCAGCGGTGTGGAGGTGCTGGAGAAGTCCGAATGGCCCGGCGACCGCATCCCGATCATTCCGGTTTGGGGTGAAGAGGCCCGCGTCGGAGACCGCCGCGTCCGCAATGGCGTTCTGACCTATGCGCGGGACGCGATCCGGCTGCACACCTTCGCCCGTTCGGCCAATGCCGAGACGGTCGCCAGTCAGCCCAAGGCCCCATGGCTTGTCACGCCCAAGATGGTCGCGGGCTATGAGGAGATGTGGAAGCAGGCCGCCAACGGGAACCCGGCGGTGCTCTACTACAACCCCGATGGGTCGGCCCCGTCCGGCGGACCGACGCGTCAGCAACCGCCCACATCGTCTCAGGGGTGGGTGCAAGAGGCGATGCAGTCGGCGGACGATATCAAGTCCACCACGGGCATCTTTGATGCGTCCCTCGGCGCCCGCTCAAACGAGACGAGCGGCAAGGCGATTACAGCCCGCCAGCGTGAGGGCGACGTTGGAACCTATGTGTTCATCGACAACGTGCTGGACGCGATTGAGGAAACGGGCCGGGTTATCATCAACCTGATCCCGAAGATTTACGACGCCCCGCGACAGGTCCGCATCCTGGGCAAGAAGATGGAAGCGACCATCGTGCGGATCAATCAGGCGGGCGGCATCAACTTCGGTGTCGGCAAGTACGATGTGGCGGTTTCGACCGGACCTAGTGTGACCACGCAGCGTCAGGAGACGGCGGAACTGCTGACGTCCGCCTTGCAGGCCGCGCCGATGCTTGCGCCGGTGATCCTGCCGCGCTTGGCGGGCGTGATTGAACTGCCCGACGCCGACGAGTTCGCGGCGGAGGTGAGGCAACTGTTGCAGCCGCAGCCGGGTCCGCAAGGCCCGCCGCCGCCCAACCCGAAAGACATCGCGAGCGCCCGCAAGGATATGGCGAGCGCGAACCTCGACGACGTGAAGGCCGATGAGCTTCGGCTTTCCAATATGGTGACCGCAGGGCAGCTTGGGCTTTCGCCCATGGGCTTTGCGTTTCAACCCCCGGAGCCGGACATGGGGGAAAATCCGGGCGCACCTGGCGCTTTCCAGGGTTAACCCGCCTAGCGGCGCAAAGCGAGACTTCCACAATGAGCGAGGCCCTAGCCGCCCCGGAAACGGGCGCGGAACAACCTGTGTCGATTCCTGATCCCTTGGCGCCCGAAGCGGCTCCGGTTGAGGCAGAAGCCCAAGCGGCTGAAACCCCGGCGGAGACGCCTCCGGTCGAAAACAAGGCGAAGGAGCGTCTGTCTCTCCGGTTCTCCGAACTTACCGCACAGCGGGAGGCGGCGAAGCAGGAGGCGGAACGCGCGAAGCAGGAGGCCGACTATTGGCGCCAACAGGCGTCGATGCGTCAGGAGGTCGAATACGGCCATTACGACGAAGGCCAACCCCTCGACCAGCGGTCGGTGGAGGCCATGGTCAATGCGGCCATTCAGCGGGACCGCGAACAACGCGCCCGCGAAACGGAGATGCGCACCAAATCCGAACGGATGGAGACGTTGCGCGAAACCTTGCTTGAGTCCGGCCTTGATGGCGCCGCGCTCATCGCATCGGGGGCGGACATTCCGTTCTCCGAGGCGATGCTAGACGCCTTGGCCGTGAGCGAGCAGCCTGCGGTGATAGCGGATCACCTCGGGCGCAACCCTGTGGAGGCCGCGCGCATCGCAAAGATGACGCCGGCGCAGCAGGGGGCTGAGCTGGCGAGGCTAGAGGCCCGCCTGGCGGCACAACCCAAAGTGACGAACGCGATGGCGCCGCCGCCGACAGTCGGCGTCCGAGCCAGCGCGTCATTAGATCCGAACGGCATGTCTTTCGAGCAGTACAAAGCGGCTCGGGAGGCAGGCAAAATCTGAACCTGAACGCGCCGTCGAGATGACGCCGCTTTCCCCGTGCGGGTGACCCCCGCCTGAAGGACCTTTTCACATGCCTAATTCAACGCTGACAATTGACGTCATCGCCAAAGAGGCGCTGATGATCCTCGACAACAACTTGGTCATGGCCAAGAACGTCTATCGCGGTCTCGAAAGCGACTTCGGCAACGCGATGAACGGCTATCAGGCCGGCGACACCGTTTCGATGCGTCGCCCGACTGACTTCACCGTTCGTGACGGCGCCACGGCGTCGGCTCAGGACGTGGTCGAAGGTTCGGTGGCCCTGACGGTCAACAAGCAGAAGGGCGTGGACTTCAAGTTCACGTCCAAGGAACTGAGCCTCAACATTCGTGAGCTTTCGGACCGGGTGATCAAGCCCGCGATGGTGCAGCTTGCGAACCAGGTCGATTCCGATCTGATGTCGCTCTACACGCAGGTTCCGAACTGGGCCGGCACGCCTGGCCAGACCATCAACAGCTACACCGACTTCGCCAAGGGGCCGGAACGGCTGGACGAGTTCGGGGTCGGGATGGACATGCGTTCGGCGGTGCTTTCGCCGGCCGACCACTGGGCTCTGCTGGGCTCCCAAACGTCGCTCTACATTCAGGATGCGGCCAAGGGCGCCTATCGCAAGGGCTCGCTGGGCGAGATCGGCGGCGTCGACACCTACATGGCGCAGAACGTCCCGACGCACACGACCGGCAACTTCGCCGGCACGGTGCTGATCGACCAGACGCTGAACACGTCCACCACGACCTACGACTCGGTCAAGAGCACGATGGTGCAGACGATCCACATGGACGGCTTCACCACGGCCGCCGCTGTCGTGAAGGCCGGCGACGTGTTCACTATCGCCGGCGTTTGGGCGGTGAACCCTGTGACCAAGGCGCGCTTGCCGTTCCTGCGTCAGTTCACCGTGACGGCGGACGCCACCATGGCGTCCAACGAGGGTGACCTGATTGTCAGCCCCCCGCTGATCTGGACCGGAGCCTTCAAGACCGTGGACATCGACTCGGGCACGACCGACCTCAACAACGCGGCGGTCACGTTCCTGGGCTCGCAGTCCACCGGCTATCGTCAGAACATGGTGTTCCAAAAGAACGCCTTCGCCCTGGCGATGGTTCCGATGGTGCGTCCGCCCGGCGCGGTGGAAGTGGCTCGCGAGAGCTACAAGGGCACCTCGGTTCGCCTGATCCCGACCTACAACGGGACCAGCGACGAGAGCAACTTCCGCCTCGACATCCTCTATGGGTTCAAGGCGATTGATCCGCGTCTGGCCACCCGCCTGTCGGGCACGGCTTAAGGGCTTGGGGGCGGGCTTTCGGGCTCGCCCCTGTTCCTTTGACGGGGACGCAACATGACCACGATGCGGGTTCTTCTCACGCGGGCCATTCGGCGCACGCGCGCGTTGCCTATGGGCGACACGCCGGAAGCCGGGCAGATGGCGGCTGCGCTGGAAGACGCTCAGGCCATGTTCATGGCGCTGACCAACCGCACGCTGACCGACGTTCTGACGGCGGCGGACTACACGGCGAAGGAAGACGAGCGCGTCTTCAACACGTCGGACTCACCGATCACGGTGACGCTTCCCGAAATCATCACCGACCATGGGGTGCAGCGTGCGCCTCGCAACGGCGCGGTGGTTGAAGTCGTGTCGTCGGGTGGCCGGCACATTTACGTCGCAGACCTCGGGGCGTGGAAGACGATCAACGGGCTGACGCTTACGAGCGAGCAGCCGTTTGGGCCTCCGCTCGATGACGCGCTCTCGGCGATGCTGGCCGCGACGTTCTGCGACACGATTTTTCAGAGGTCCCCGACACCTGACCTCGTGGCGGCGGCGACGTCCGGTCGATACGCCTTCGATGCCCGGTTCCAGCCGCCGATCAATGTCTACACCGACCGGGGCCTTCTCCCGCGCCGCTACTTCATCACTGAAGACACTGTCTAGGGGGAACCCATGAGCCAAATGACCCGCCCTGGCGCCAGCACGGTCGCCGTTACGGCATCCAATTCCGCAGACATCGCTCAGCTTGAGGGCTTCTACCCGCGCGCCCTATGGGTGGGTGGTGCGGGCAACGTCGCCATCGTGACGCCCGACGGAGTGGTCAATACCATTACCGGCGTGCCGGCGGGAACCCTGCTGCCGATCCAGACCCGCCGCGTGAACAGCACAAACACCACCGCTACGTCGATGGTGGCGATCTACTAGCATGGCCACGTTCACGAAGTTCGACGTCTTTACCGAGAACCTGGCGGAAGGCGTCCACAACCTTGGGTCCAACACGCTCAAGGTGATGCTGACCAACTCGGCGCCGCTGGTGACGAACACGGTGAAGGCCAACCTGACCGAGATCAGCGCCGGCAACGGCTACACGGCGGGTGGCGCCACGGTGACGATCACGTCATCTGCGCAGTCGAGCGGCGTCTATTCGCTTGTGGGCGATGACGTGGTGTTCACGGCCTCCGGTGGGTCGGTCGGCCCGTTCCGCTATGCGGTGCTGTACAACGACACCCCGACCAGCCCGGCGGACCCGCTGATTGCGTTCTGGGACTACGGCTCAAGCGTGACCCTGGCGTCGGGCGAAGCGCTGACCGTGGACTTCGGATCTAACATCCTGACGGTGGACTGATGCCGACCGGGACGGCCACGCTCGACTTCGGAGCGTTCCCCGGAAGCAACGAGGCCTCGGTTGCGTTTTCGGACGCCACGATTGGCGCGGGGGCCAAGGTCGAAGCCTTCATCATGGCGAACGACACGACGTCGGACCACACGGCGGCTGACCATCGCTACGCCGGGCAGTTCTTCTCACTCACGGCGGCGCCCGACGCGGGTGTCGGCGGGACGATCTACGCGCGCTCGATTCACAAGATGCAGGGGACGTTCGCCGTCCGCTGGGTCTGGGCAGACTAGGGACACATCATGGCGCTTGACACCAATCTCGCCGGGGGCGTCTCCGGCACAAAGCAGGAGGTCGATGCGAACAAGAACGCGTTCGTCATCACCCCCGGCTATACCGCTGGCGGCGTTTCGTTCGGAGGTGGTCCCGACGCGGGCCACACGATGCAGTCGGAGAACGACTCCGGCGTCATCACCGGCGTCCGCCACGTCCACGCGCCCGAGACCGACGATGACTACCGCCTGCGTGTCGGCCTCGACCTCCTGCTGGATCAGGAAGCCTTCACCGACACAGCGCAGAACACCGGCAAGTTCTCGCACGCCTTCACGACCCTCACGGCCACCTCAAGCGCGTCGGGCCTGCTGACCAACAGCGGCAACATCACCACCACGACGACCGGCATGACGTTCGGCTCGTTCGCGCAATTCCCGGTTGGCGGTACTAACACGCTCGTTGTCGAGACGGCGCTTTCGTTCTCCGCGCAGCCGAACTCAAACACCGTGATCGACTTTGGCGTGTTCCAGCGTGGCGCATCGACGGCCTTTGCGCCGCTCGATGGCGTTTACTTCCGCATGAACTCGACGGGCCTGCTGGGGGTCATCAACAACGCCGGCGTCGAGACCACGACGAGCGTGTTTCCGCTGGCGCTGGGCGCCGGCACGTTCGCCTACACCAACAATCGGGTTTACCGCTTCCTCATCCAGATCACGAACGTCGTCACGACCTTCTGGATCGACAACCTCAAGGTCGGTGAAATCCCGACCCCTGCCGGGGCGGACAGCCCTTGCCAGTCGCGCTCGCTCCCGTGGTCCATTCGTCACGCAATCGTCGGCGGCGCGGCGGGCGCGGCGACACAGGCGCTCGTCAAGGACTACCGCGTGACCGTGCGCGGACCGCAGTACGCCAACGTGCTCAGCACGTCGGGCAACCGAATGTTCGGCTCTTATCAGGGCCTCTCCGGCGGTACGATGGGTTCACTCGCCACCTACGCCAACAGCACGAACCCGACCGCCGCCGCGCCAAGCAACACGGCGCTAACGGCGAACCTTCCAGCGGGCCTTGGGGGTCAGGGCAGCGTCACCGCTGCGGCTGCGGCTGCGACGGACGGCATCTGGGGCAGCTATCAGGTTCCGGCGGGTTCCACGACCGTTCAGGGCCGCAGGCTGGTGGTTCGCGGCGTCCGGCTGCAATGCGTCAACACCGGCGCGGCTGTGGCGACCACGGCGACCGTCGTGCAGTTCGCGCTCGCGTTCGGTCACACGGCGGTGTCGATGGCGACGGCGGAAAGCGGCTCGTTCGCCACCGGCACGGCCAAGGCTCCGCGCCGCGTGGGCATGGGCTTCCAGTCGTGGCCGGTCGGTGCGGCGATTGGTGCGCCGGCAACCGAGGGGCCGATCTACCTCGACCTGGGCGACGCGCCGATCTACGTCAACCCCGGCGAGTTCATCGCTCTGGTCGCCAAGTTCCTGGTCGGCACGGCGACGGCCTCGCAGACCATCAACTTCATCTGGCAACCCGTCTATGGTTGGGAGTAACCGTTGAGCCTTCTCCTCGCACTTAGCGGGGGACTTACCCTAAGCGCGGCCTCTGGGGCCTATACGGTCACCGGGGCGGACGCCGGACTACGGATTGCGCGGCTTCTGGAGGCCGGTGGCGGCGCTTACGTCCTGACCGGGGACAATGCGGCGCTGAGACTGACGCGCCGTCTGGAGGCATCTGGCGGGGCTTACACGGTCACCGGCTCGGATGCGGGGCTCAATCGCGGATACACGCTGGTCGCGGGTGGCGGAAGCTACGCGCTCGCCGGGGCGACCGTCAGCTTCAGCCGCAGCTATCAGATCACGTCCGATGGCGGTTCGTATGTCGTCAGCGGCGGGCCGACACTTCTGTTCGGTCCAGGTCGCATCCCGGCCTATCCGATACCGACCCCGCCAACGGCTTCGGGCGATCCGGCAAGCGGCGGAACGACTACGGCGCAACCCATAACGGGCGGCGGAACGGCGAGCGCGGGAGGCTTGCCTTCCTCGCCTTCAATCACGGCGGAACCCATAGCGTCGGGGCCGGTCATCAATGGCTAACCTGTCGCCCAACAGTCCGCAGCGGGATCGGCGCATCCTGGCGGCGGACGCGGCCTATGCAGCGTTTCTGGCGCCGGGCTTTCCGCTCGATGACTACCCCGGCGAGACGTTGCAAATCCGCAACGAGCTGGACCGGACCAACTGGCTGACGCTCAAGGACATCTGCGCCGAGGCTATCGCGGCGGGTGTAGGCGACCTGACGATAGACGCGCCGGGCATCCGCTGCACGTCCAACGCCTTCATCCGCCCGACCTTTGCCGAGACCTTCGCGCTGATGCAGGCGCTCAGGGCGTGGGCGATGCAGGCGCAAGCCAACTGGTGGCGGCTTAAGGACGAGTGCCGGTCGGTCACGACGCGGGCCGCGCTGGAGGCTATCGACATGGGCTCAGGCTGGCCGTGAGGCGGTATCTTGAGCGCGTCCTTGCCGGATGCTCTCACCTCCTGAACGCCCTGACCGGCGGTGATCCGCGCAACAGCTTCTCCGCCCGCGTGGGCATGGAAGCGCACCACGGAAAGCGGTGGGCGATCCGGGCGGCGAGACTGATCGACGGGCTTCTCTGGTCCCGCAACCACTGTGCTGAACACGCGCGCGAGGAGGGTCTGATCTGATGGCCGACGCGCTTGTGTATTTCGGCGCCTACAAGCGCACCGGCTTCCCCGAGGCCATTGCGCTCAACTGCATTTCGGAGAACGCGCCCACGCTTCCGAGCGCCACCACGGCGTTGATCGCGCGGCCTGGCCTGGAGGACTTCGCCACGGTCGGGACGGCGCCCATCCGGGGGGTGTTTCAGAAGGCGGGCCTGATCGGGGGCGATGCCTTCATCGTCGCCAATGACACCTGCTACCGGGTGACATCGGGCGGGGTGGTGACGGCATTGACGGGGACCATTCCGGGCTCGGGGCTGGTCGAGATCAGCGGCGGGCCGGGAGTCGATAACAACTCAATCATCCGCGTTGCGACGGGCTCGGCGCTCTACAAGTACGACAGCAGCGGCCTTGCGGTGGTGGCCGAAACCTTCCCCGATAGCAGCAACACCGGGGCGACGTCGGTGGCGTATTTTTCCGGCTATTGGCTGGCGTCGGAAGCGGGCTCCGACTTCCTGTATTACCAGAACCCCGCCGAAACGACTTGGAACCCATTGGACTTTGCGTCGGCGGAGTTCGGTCCCGACTTCCTCAAGGGTGTCCGGGTTTTTGGAGAACAGGCGGCGCTTCTGGGTGACGCAACGACCGAGTTCTGGCGGCTGACCGGGAACGCCTCATCTCCGCTGGAGCGGTCGGGCGGGCTGGTGTTCGACATCGGGTGTCGGGCCATCGCCTCGGCGGTCAATATGGATGGGCCGCTGGTCTGGGTTGATCACAATTGCTCGGTGAATATCAGCGAGGGTGGCCCGCCTTCGGTCATCTCGGACAGTGGGCTTTCGGAGCAGATCAGGAAGACGGCGGCGGCGGACCTGTCGGCGTCCTACTTCATTGTCGATCAACACCCGCTCTATGTGCTGCACCTCGGCACGACGGCGACGTGGGTCTATGACCTTTCGACCAAGCGGTGGTCTAACTTCCTCTCGCTCGGCTACGACTACTGGCGGCCCCGCTTCTTCGCCAACCTCGGCGGGACGGTCCTGGCGACCGACCGGCTATCCTCGCAGCTATACCGCCTCGACCCAGACCGCCGGACGGACGGGTCAACGGTGTTCCCGCTGGAGTTCATGGCGGTTGTGGACGTTCCCGAGGGGACGGCGGACATCGGCAATGTCGAGCTTGACTGCCTGACGGGCGATGCGCCGCGAACGGGGCAGGGGAGCGACCCGCTGATCGGGGTTCGGTGGTCAAGGGACCGTGGCGCGACGTGGAGCGATGCGCGCTATCGGAGCCTTGGGGCGACGGGCAAGAACGCCGAGACGGTGCGCTGGACGGCCTTGGGGCAGGCTAGGGCGCCATACGGGCTGATGTTGAAGTTCGAGGTGTCGGACCCGGTCGGCCGGCGCTTCTCGGCGGTGCGGGTCAACGTACCGTGACGATCCGCAAT